GTTAAAAAATGGGGAAGTGAGAATGTAGTTGTACCATATATTAGTCCTTTAGATCATAAAGCACATAGATATTTTGTCGATAACTATATAGAAATATTAGAAGGTACAAACTTAAAAAAATATCTCGTAGAAATAAAACCTTCAAAACAAACTAAGCCCCCAACCACCAAATATCGAAAGAGGCGACACCTGTTATATGAACAAAGAGCGTATGTTATAAATCAAGCAAAGTGGGAGGCAGCGCGGGAGTATAGTAAAAAAATCGGCTGTGAGTTTATTATTTTAACAGAAAGAGAGCTAATTTATAACAAATGAATAAATAATTACATGTCGTTAAAACTTAACTTGGTTGTTGAAAAACCTGATATAAATGATGAGTTCGAATACATTGAGGAAGAAGTAGATAGGAACTCCCCGTCAAATTTATATATAAAAGGCCCTTATATGATGGCCGAGGGAGTAAATCGCAATAATCGGATGTATCCTTTAGATGAATTAGTAAGAGAAGCTAAGCGTTATAATGAGGAAATGGTTGTACCGGGAAGAGCCATGGGAGAGCTAAATCACCCTACTACTGCTGATGTTGATCTAGAAAGAGCATGTCACATGGTAACCGAGCTAACTCAAGATGGTAACGTTTTTTATGGCAAGTCAAAAGTTTTATCTACACCTTGTGGTCAAATTGTTAGATCACTAGTTAACGATGGAGTAAAAGTAGGTATGTCATCTCGTGCACTTGGAACATTAGAAGAAGGATCTGAGCATAATGTTGTTAAAAATATGAAGTTAGTAGCAATTGACTGTGTAGCTGACCCTTCCTACCCAAAAGCTTTTGTTAATGGTATATTAGAATCTAAACAATGGGTACTAGTAGATGATAATAAGTATGAAGAAGTTTATGAAAATTTCGAAAAATCACTGCAAAGGTTACCAAAAAAGGAAATAGATACCTTTTTACGTGACAGAATTCTTAGCTTTATTAAGTCGATCTAATAAATATTAATATGTCTAAACAAAAACAAAAAATAGCAAAGTTTATTGAGCATATTTCTACTAAAAATTATGCTAAGGCACATAAATATTTAAAGAGTGTCGTTGAGGACAAAATAACAAAAAAAATTAACGACGCAACTGAAAAACCATTATTTTAAATCATGAGCAAGAAACAAGCATTACCCGAACAAGCAGAAGAGGTGCTAACCGAAGAGTCGGTTAAAGCTATTGAAACTGCTATCGAAGAAAAGATTCAATTATCTGTAGAATCAGCATTAACTAATCAAGATGAGCTTTATGCTGAAAAGCTCCAAGATTTAGTAAGTGCAATTGATAAAGATCACACAGATAAGCTTAAAAGAGTGGTTGAAGCTGTAGATCATAATAATGCAAATAAACTTATTAAAGTTGTAAAGCGTTATGAAAATGAATTAACAGGTCGTGCTAGCCAGTTTAAAGATACTTTAGTAGAGAGTATCTCTGATTACTTAGAAGAATACCTTGAAGAATCAGTACCCACGCAGGCAATTGAAGAAGCTACAAAGAATAGAACCGCAAGAGAGGTTCTCAGTAATTTAAGAAAGGTTCTCGCGGTAGACTCTACGCTCATGAGTGAGTCTGTTAAAGAAGCTGTGATGGATGGTAAAGAGCAAATTGATGAATTAACAGATAAAGTTAATAAGTTAGCCAAAGAAAATAACTTTCTTAAAGAAGCGTATAGTAAGCAAAATGCTACATTATTGTTAGAAACCAAAACAGCAAATCTACCTGAGAGTAAAAAAGCCTACTTACGTAAGATCTTAAGTGATAAGTCGCCAAAGTTTATTAAAGAAAACTTTGAATATACAGCAAAGTTGTTTGATAAAAAAGAAAAAGAAAGACTTACAGTAATTAAAGAGGAAGCATATAAGAAGCGTAGAGTTAAGACTGATGCTCCCGTACAACCAATTTCAGAGAAGAAGGAACAGAAGCCATATAACCCGTATTTAGCGGAGTTAGAAAGGTCTCATAAATAATTTCAACCCTGAACAATGAGGTGCTAGTCACCTGAGTAACTTGGACTAGTTCGAAATGCTAAGTCCATGAGGTAAAATGAAAGGAAACGTCTTATTATGAATAAACCACAATCATTTATCGATAGAGATAGAGCAGATACACTTCTTGAGAAGTGGGCACCTGTTCTTGAATACTCTTCCGACAGTGTTAAGGCTATTGAAGACGATCACACTCGTTTAAACACCGCTATTCTTTTGGAAAACCAGGAGAAGTGGTGTATCGAGGAAGCCAATACAGCAGGATCCGGTGGATCTCTTGGTAGCGGTGCTACTATGGGAACCATTTATGGTCCTAACGCGGGAGCCGAAAATATCGGTTCCGGTGATACATACGCTAATGGTGATGCCCGTCTTCCTAAAGTACTTATCCCTATGATTCGTCGTACGTTCCCTGAGCTTATCACTAATGAAATCGTTGGTGTTCAGCCTATGTCTGGTCCTGTTGGACTTGCATTTGCTCTTCGTTATGCTTATCAGTCCCAGCAATTGGGAGCTGGTATCGACGGAAGCAATGCAACAACTGGAACTGGTCCTGGTGTTGTAACACAGCCTGGGGGTGAAACTCCAGCAGCGGATGTATATAGTGGCACGTTACCGGGTGATGAACTCGGTTATCAGTTGCTCGACACTACGTTCACCGGAACCTCATCTGAGCGCCTTAGTGGTGGTACAGATTGGGCTTTCGCTGACCAAGATAAAGGTGTTGCTCAGATCCTTTCCGCTTTCGAGATCACTGGAAACATTCCTCAGGTTGAGGTTAAGTTCGAGAAGACCGCTGTTGAGGCCGGCACACGCCGCCTTGGTGCACGTTGGTCCGTCGAGCTTGAGCAAGACCTTAAGAACATGAACGGTATCGATATTGACGCTGAGATCACAAACGCTATGTCGTATGAGATTCAGGCTGAGATCGACCGTGAGATGCTCATGAGAATGATTCAAGCTGCTCTTGGAGCTGGATTTGGACCTGGTTACACAATCTGGTCGCCTTCTTCGGCAGACGGCCGTTGGTTGGTTGAGCGTAACAGGGACTTCTATCAGCGTCTTATCATTGAGGCCAATCGTATCGCCGTCCGTAACAGACGTGGATCTGCAAACTTTGTTGTTGCAACTCCTCGTGTTTGCGCCATCCTTGAGATGCTCCCTGAATTCCAGTGGGTACCTGTACAGGGTGATGTTAACACACAGCCTGTTGGCATTGCGAAGATTGGTTCTGTAGGTGGAAGATTCAACGTTTACCGTGATACTAGAACGGAAGTTCAGAACAATCCTAATTATACAAGCTCTAGCGCATCTGCTTACTCCGGTGCTACCGAGGGTATTGAGTATGCATTGCTTGGTTATAAGGGTCCTGAATTCTACGATACTGGTATCATTTACTGTCCTTACATTCCTGTCATGGTTCAGAGAACTATTGGTCCTAACGACTTCGCACCACGTGTTGGCTTGCTTACTCGTTATGGTGTTGTTGACAACATCTTCGGAGCAAATCTCTACTACCATGTCATTCTTGTTCAGGGACTTGGTACTGCGTTCACTCCAGGCTCAACATCGGTGTACTTCTAATAGGAGTCATCGCTGGTTGAAGCAGCAGTCGAGAGACACAATCACAGAAACAGCAGAGCGAAAGCTCTGCTGTTTTTTTTATTTTACAGGGAGTTATTTAGCTAAAAGCAGTCAGAAATCCATAAATAATTACATGAAGTTTACGAATATCAAATTAGCATCTGGAATATCCGGAGCGCGTGCGGGACAAGGGATTAACCTTTCTGACGATTACTATGTAACAGACTCGCATTTTGCCTTTGGTTTTACCAACAGCGCGGGTATAAACGAAGACTATTATGTAGTTTGGAACAATTGGCCGGAGTTTACAACCGGTTCCAATACAACACGAGCCGAGCAGGACGTTAGTAGTAACGCAGCATTTGCTAGTATAGGTATTGATAGTATATATACAAGAAATAAGACGAGTCATGTAGCTGATACTTCTTTAGATATTGCAATTATTAGAAAATCAGATAGAAGAGCTATACATGTAAAAATCACCGGTACCAATGCCGCTCATTATAAAACAGGGTGGGTCGCACACGGAAATCCAACAATTATAGATCCATCTGACGGTCCTTGGACACCTGAAATTGGTAGACTAGTTAATATGGGCTATATTGGTTGATCTACTTCTTTTAAGTATCTTCTTCAGTTTCCAAGGAGCATTCATGGGCTAATAACCTTTGAATGCTCTTTTTTTATCATATATTATAGTTAAACTTTGCTATATCATCAGCAAAATGCTG